CGGCAAGTTCCACCTGGACGTGGAGGGCATCGACGACCATCCGGGCGTTGGTGCGCTGAAGCGTGCGAAGGACTACGAGAAGTCCGAACGGCAGAAGGTGGCCAAGCAGCTCGGTGACCTGCAGGCCCAGCTGGATGCCCTGACCGAGGAGCGCGATGGCATCCTCAAGGGATCGATCCCGAAGGGTGATGTCGAGAAGCTGGAGAACAGCTACAAGGAGAAGCTGGCCAAGCGCGAGAAGGAGCTGTCCGACCAGATCAGCGCCCTGACCGGCAACCTCCAGACCATGCTGGTCGACAACGTCGCTCAGTCCATGGCCAGCAAGATCAGTAAGGCCCCCGAGCTGATCCTGCCCCACATCAAGGCGCGCCTCAAGGCGGAGTTCAACGAAGGCAAGGCGGTCACCCGCGTGCTGGACAAGGACGGCAACCCGTCGGCCTTCAGCATCGAGGACCTGCAAAAAGAGATGGTTGCCAATCCCTCCTTTGCGCCTATAATTATCGGGAGCAAGGCCTCCGGCAGCGGTGCTGAGGGCGGCCACGGCGGGAGCGGTGCTCCGGGTAAGCTCGATTACGCGAAAGCATCTCCCAAAGAGATCGCTGCTCACATCAAAGCATCCAAAGAAACTGGAGGTAGTTAATCATGGCACTCTCGGATCTGGCGGTATTCTCCGAATACGCCTACTCGACCATGACCGAAATGCAGGACCAGCAGATCGGTCTTTTCAACGGCGCAACCCGCGGCGGCCTCGTGCTGCAGTCGGGCAACCATCAAGGCGACTACTCTGACGAGGCCATGTGGGCCAAGATCAGCGGTCTGGTCCGTCGCCGCAACGCCTACGGCTCCGGTGCCGTGGCCGAGAAGGTGCTGGAACACCTGACCGAGACCTCGGTCAAGGTGGCCGCCGGTACCCCGCCGGTCCGCATCGACCCGGGCATGATGAAGTGGATTCAGCGCAGCCCGGAAGAAGCCGGCGTTGTGGTGGGCAAGCAGATGGCGGAAGACTCCATCGCCGACATGCTCAACGCCGCGGTGATGTGCTACGCTGCCGCGGTGGGCCAGGTGGCCAACGTGGTCTATGACCACAGCGGTACCGGCGCCATGTCGCTGATCGCGCTGAACAAGGGCGCGGCCAAGTTCGGGGACCGTGCTGGTGCGCTGGTCGCTTGGGTCATGCACTCCAAGTCGGCCTTCGACATCTACGGCGAAGCCCTGACCAACGCCACCCGCCTGTTCGTGTTCGGTAACGTGCGCGTCATCGAGGACGGCTTCGGTCGCCCCCTTGTGGTCACCGACAGCCCGAACCTCGTCCTCCCGGACGCTGGCGGCGTTGGCGTGGACCACTACCAGGCGCTCGGTCTGACCCCCGGCGCGGTGCTGGTCTCCCAGAACGGGGACTTCACCGACAACGTGGAGACCAAGAACGGCGACGAGAACATCATCCGCACCTACCAGGCGGAATGGTCGTACAACGTCGGCGTGCAGGGCTTCGCGTGGGACAAGACCAACGGTGGCAAGTCCCCGACCAACGCGGCGCTGGGTACTGCGACCAACTGGGACCGCTACGCCACGTCCGACAAGGACCTGGCCGGCGTCCTCGTCAAGGCGCAGTAAGCTGAACGGACGGGGGCTTCGGCCCCCGTTCCTCTAATCCACCAGGAGAACGAACATGTCGAAGAAAGTGATCCTGTTCTTCATCGCCGGGATGGTTCCCACCGATGCTGAACGTGAAGCTGCCGAGAAGCTGGGGACCTCCCGCTTCCGCAACGCCCGTCTGGCCAAGAACGACACCGTCGAGAAGTGCGACGAAGTCGCTGGGCTGGTCCCGGAAATCTACAAGAACGTGAAGGGCATCAAGGTCCTGGACGTGAAGGCGGAAGAGCCGAAGAAGGAAACGGCCCCCGCGGCCCCGGTGGCACCCTCGCCACAGGCCCCGGCCGCCCCGGCCCAACCCAAGCCCGCGGCCCCGGCCCAGGCCCCCGCCACGAAGAAGTAAGGTAGCCCACCATGGCCCTGACTATCGAGGACGGTTCCGGGGTAGCCGGGGCCAACAGCTACATCGATGTGGCGACAGCCCGCACCTACGCAGTCGCGCGGGGTCTTACCCTGCCGGCTGCAGATGGTGACGTCGAAGCCCTGTTGATCAAGGCGATGGACTTCATCGAAGCCTATCGAGGGGACTTCCAAGGCATCAAGACCGCCGCAACCAATCCCCTGCAGTGGCCCCGCACCGGGGTCGCTCTCGACGGCTACCCGCTGGCCGCCGACTCCATCCCGCAGGTCCTCAAGGACGCTCAGGCGCAGCTGGCAGTCGAGGCTCAGAACGCTGACCTGATGCCCACTGGTACCGGCCGCGAGGTCGTCATGGAGCGGGTGGACGTGGTCCAGGTCCAGTATGCGGAATCTGGCAACACCAATCCGCAGCCGATCTTCACCAAGGCAGAAGCCCTGCTGAAACCCCTCTTTAAGAGCGGGCTCTTCGGTAGCCTACGGAGTCTCCGGGTATGACCTTCTACAGTGGCTTGGCGGCTACCGCCACCAAACTGCTGACCGACAAGGGCCAGCCGATGACCATCCGGCGCAAGGGCGTTACGTCCAGCGACCCGGCTGCTGGCACCGTGACTGAGCTGCCCCCTGTGGACTACACCGTCAACGGGGTGCTGCTCGGCTACAAGGATTTCCTCGCGACCACCGACCTGATCCAGCGCGGTGACCGCAAGGCCCTGATTGAGGCCGGGGTGGTAACCCCGACGAAGGAAGACCAACTCATCGCCGACGGTCGGGCCTGGACGATCATAGACGTGGAGGCGGTCAACCCAGCCGGCACCCCGGTCCTCTTCAAGCTGCAGGTGCGGTCATGAGCTTCTCGGCCGACCTGCGCCGCTTCAACCGGAAGACCAAGGACAGCTTGGACCGCACCCGGCGCATCGTCATCATCAAGCTGTTCTCCGCGGTCATCAAGGACACCCCGGTCCTATCCGGGCGCCTCCGCGGGAACTGGCAGACCACCATCAATTCCCCGGCTACCGGCGTCATCGGTATCCGGGACGAAGCCGCGGCCATTGCCGAGGTGCAGCGCATGGCGGCTCAGAGCAAAGGCTCTGACGTCGTGATCCTCCGGAACAACCTGCCCTACGCCTACCGTATTGAGTTTGACGGCTGGTCCAAGGTCAAGGCCCCGCAGGGCATGATGCGGCGCAACGTCGCCCGCTTCCAGCGCCTCCTCAGCGAAGCGGTAAGGGAGGGCCGACTGTGAGCCTTGACAATGTCCAGCGCGCCATCATCGGGGCGGTGTCCACAAGTCTCGGGGCCATCCCGGCAGCCTACGAGAACGAGAAGTTCACGAAGCCGTCGGGTGCCAAGTGGGCCGAGGTCTTTTTCATGCCCAACGACCCGTCGGTGGAGACCCTCGGGGCGGAAGGCCAGGACCTGACGGATGGCATCGTACAGATCAATTTGAACTACCCGGTCGGGACAGGCGGCGCTGCCGCAAGATCCGACTTTGAAAACATCCGTGCCTCCTTTCCAGCCGGGGCTCGGCCGGCCTATAATGGCCAGGAAGCTGTCATCCTGAGCTGCGGGCGTTCTCCCGGACGGGTGGTAGACGGCTGGTATAGGGTGAGCATCACCATCAGCTGGTACGCTCTCATTCCGCGTTAACCTGGAGGATACGAAAATGGCAGACGGCAGCCGTCACAGCATGCGATTCGTTCCGGAGGTCACCTACGGGGTGACTCCGGCAACCCCGGCATTTGACCTTGTACGAATCACTGGCACGACCCTTGGGTTGAGCCGCGACTCCCTGCAGTCTGAAGAAATCCGCTCTGACCGGCAAATCTCAGACTTCCGTGGAGGCGCTAACCAAGTTGGTGGGGACATCAACTTCGAGCTTTCCTACGGCTCCTTTGACCAGCTGCTGGAAGCGGTGCTCATGGGCACCTGGACCGCAGACACCCCTGCCCTAGGCACCGACCAATTGAAGGCTGGCACCACTCGCCGCTCCTTCACCTTCATGCGCCACTTCGCCGACCTGCCCGGTGGCTCCAACCCGTACTACCTGTACACGGGGGTGGAGATCAACAACCTGCAGCTGCAGATCAGCGCGAACGCCATGATCACGGGCACCATGTCCGTAGTGGGCAAGGGCCAGACCACCGCTTCTGTGGAGCCGACCGGCTCCACCTACAACCCGGAATCCACCACCAGCCCACTGGACTCCTTCTCTGGTGAGCTGAAGGAGAACGGCAGCACCATCGCGGTCATCACCGAAATCCAGCTTAACCTGGAGAACGGCCTCGAACCGCGTTACGTGGTAGGCAGCAAGGACTCCATCAACCCGTCTTCTGGGCGCTCCAACTGCTCTGGGACCATCACGGCCTACTTCGAGGATTCCACTCTGGTGGACAAGTTCTTGAACGAGACCGAGAGTTCCATCGAGTTCACGCTCCCGGACGGTGCTGGTAACTCGCTGAAGGTTATCCTGCCTCGCATCAAGTACACCGGCGGTCAGCCGGACGTTTCTGGCGAAGGCCCGATCACTCTGTCCATGCCGTTCCAGGCCCTCCTGGACGCGACAGAGAGCACCAACATTATCTTTGAACGGACGCCTGCATAATGAGCATGAAAGAGTTCTACACACGCTCTAAGGCCAACGAGGGGAAGAAAGTTCCCCTCAGCCTGCCTGACGGTTCCCCCAGCGAGCACTGGCTGGTGGTCCGTGGGGTGGACTCTGACGAGTTCCGTCGTGCAGAGGCCAAGAGCAAGCGCAAGGCCATCGAGCTTGCGCAGATCAAAGACGACAAGGAGCGCCAGGACGCCATCGAACAGGAGAAGCTGGAGCTGATCGCTGTGCTGGTGGCTGACTGGTCCTTCCCCGAAGAGTGCAGCCGGGAGAATGTGGTGGAGTTCCTTCGGGAGGCCCCACAGATCGGCGACATGGTAGACCGGATTGCGGTGAGCCGTGCGTCTTTTTTCGGCGAAAGGTCGAGCAGTTCTACGGGTACGCAGAAGAAGAGTTCCGGCTCCAAAAGTGCCCGAAAGGCTCCAAAATACCGCTGAAGCAGCACCTGCTACAGGTACTGAAGGTAACTGGGAAGAAGCCCAAGGAGCTAGAAGAACAGCCCGACCTACCCGAGGAGCTGGCCTACCTCTGGGCTTGGTACCTGGAGATGCGGACCAGCGAGCCGCTCACCTTCACGGAGATGTATCATTGGGCTAAGTTGACGAAGAACGAATTGCTGGCGTGGGAGGTTGACCTACTCCGCTCAGTGGACCGGGTGTACTGGAGGGTGATACATGACTGAAAGAGCGGACCTTCAGATTAGGGTGACCACCACCGGGGGCCGTGCGGCTGGCCGGGAGTTGGACACCCTAGCGAGGAGAGGCCAGCGTGCAGAACGGGCAACCGATGGGCTGACCCGTGGCTTCACGCGCCTGATTGCGCCGCTCACGGCTGCCGTGTCTGGCATGGCGGCCCTGAACAAGGTTGTCGACGTCACCCGGCAGTTCGACATCCTCAACGCCGGTCTGGTGACCGCCACCGGCTCTGCGGAGAACGCCCAGATTGCCTTCGAGGCCATCCAGGACTTCGCCACCCAGACACCTTACGACCTGCAGCAGGCCACCGAAGCCTTCACCAAGCTGGTGAACTACGGTCTCACGCCCAGTGAGGAAGCCCTGCGGGCCTATGGTGACACCTCTGCTGCCTTGGGCAAAGACCTCATGCAGATGGTGGAGGCCGTTGCAGACGCCACCACTGGTGAGTTCGAGCGCCTGAAGGAGTTCGGTATCAAGGCCCGGAAGGAAGGCGACCAGATTGCCCTGACCTTCAGTGGTGTGACCACTCGCATCCAGAACAGCGGCAAGGCCATCGAGCAGTACCTGATCGAGCTGGGCCAGAACAACTTCGCTGGCGCTATGGAACAGCGCATGAACACCCTGGACGGGGCTATCTCCAACCTTGGGGACGAGTGGGACAAGCTGTTCCTCAATATCAGCCAGCAGGGCATTGGAGACCTGATCGAGGACTCCGTGCGTCTCGCCATCGACGCCCTGGAAGAGATGAATGCGTGGCTGGCCTCTGGGCAGCTGACGGCCTACATCGATGCCATCGGCGGCAAGTTCGAGGGCATGGGCCGTGACGTGGCCACCACCCTGGATATCCTGGAGCAGCTCTGGGACGACTTCCTGGGCACCCCGGAAGGGGGCGGTGTGACTGGATCCACCAACGACACCATCGACTTCATCATCGAGGCATTCAAGAACCTGCCTGAGAACATGCGTGCGATTATCCAGCTTACCGCTGTGGAAATCGCCGCGTTGATCGACTATGGCCGGGCCTACGGACGTGCCTTCGCTGAGGTGATCGGTATCGAGCTGGGTCGCATGGTCGAACAGGCCAAGGTCTATGGCCGTGCCCTTGGGGACGCCCTCAACCCGTTCTCTGACGACGAGATCGACGTGGAGGCAGAGCTTCGCCGCCTGCAGGGCGTGGCTTCCGATATGGCTGACGAAGCCTTCCGGAACGCCGAGCGCCAAGCCTCTATCACCCGCGACGCCCGCCGCGAATCCATCATCAGCATCATGGAAGAGCGGCAGGCTGCGCTGGAATCCTTCGACGACCAGATTGCCAAGGCCGACGACCTGCGGGCCAAGTACGAACAGCTCCAGGAAGAGCGGAACGCTGGTGGAGAAGACCGTCTGGCCCAGTTCCAGATCAACCCGGAAGGTGGGGCTGACGAAGGTCCGAGTGCAGCAGAGCAGAAGGCCGCCCAGCGCCGTCAGGAGCAGCGTGAACGCGAGTTCGGGCAGCTGCTGGACTTCCTGCAGACGGAAGAGGAGGCTATCCAGTCTTCCTACGACCGCCGCTTGGAGATCATCCGGGCCAACACCCAGGAAGAGAGCGCCATCCGGGGCGAGCTGGAACAGCGCCTGAAGGACAAGTACGACGCTGAGATGGAGGCGCTCCAGGAGCGCCAGATGCGGGAGATCGAGACGATCCGCAACTCCCTCATGACCGAGGAGGAGCAGCTGAAGGCGTCCTACGAGCGCCGCCGCCAGATCGTCCTGGAGAACACCCAGATCACGGAGGAAGAGCGCCAGCAGCTCCAAGCTGACCTGCACGAGAACTACATGGAACAGCTGCAGACGATGGAGGCCCAGCGGACCAGCATCATGCTGCAGAACAGCAGCAACCTGTTCGGCAACCTCGCTGACCTGTCCAAGCAGTTCGCCGGTGAGCAGAGCACCATCTACAAGGCCATGTTCGCCACCAGCAAGGCGTTCGCCATCGTGGACTCCATCATCAAGATTCAGCAGGGTATTGCCAACGCCGCTTCCCTGCCGTTCCCGGCCAACCTTGGGGCCATGGGTTCCGTGGCTGCTGCCACCGCTGGCATCGTGTCCACCATCCAGGGCCAGAATTTCTCCGGTGCCTACGACAACGGTGGCCGCATCCCAGCAGGCAGCGTGGGACTGGTGGGTGAAATCGGCCCAGAGCTGGTGCAGGGACCGGCTAATGTGACCAGCCGCAAGGACACCGCCAAGATGCTGGAAGAAGCCTCTAGGGGCGGCCAGGACGCTGCTGCACCCGCACCCAACAACGTGCGGATCATCAACAGCATCGACTCCTCTGTGATGGAGGACTACCTTGGCTCCGAAGCAGGTGAAGAGATCATCCTCAACGTCATCCGGAAGAACCCGGAGACTGTGCGTAGCGTGGGGGCTGCATGAAGAACGTATGGCCGTTCCCGCCACAGCGGGAGCTGAAGGAGCGCACTGAATGGAAGACTGAGGTGATTCGTTGCCGGGCTGCCGAGCAGCGAATCTGTCTGCGCCCGGTTCCGCGCACCACCATCGACCTGGACTTCCAGTTCCTTCCTGGGGAGATCGAAGCTGCAACCGAAATGGCCCGTTCCTGGGGCGCTGAAGAGTTCCTGCTGCCCTTCTGGCAAGACCTCACCCAAGTGGGAGTGGTGGCCTCTGGGGCACAGACCATCGACCTGGACACTTCCGGCAAGCGATACAAGGCTGGGGGCTACGCCTTCCTCATGGGCTCAGACGGCAAGTACGAGGTGGTCCAGATCACCGCTGTGAACCCCACTTCCATCGAGCTGGCTGACCCTTACGTTGTCCTGGGCTTCGCTGGGGCCATCGTGGCACCGGCCTACATGGCCCGGTTCAAGAAGCCCTTGGGCTTCCGGAAGTATTCCGCCGACTACTTTACTGGCTCCGCAGAGTTCATCCTAGTGGACGATCAGGGTGTGGCTGGGGCCAACCCCTTCCCCACCTTCAAAGACGCCTACGTGATGACGGACAGGCCGCTCGTGACCAGTTCCTCGAACGAGAGCCAGACACGGGAGTTCTCTGGCTTCGACAACATCGCTGGTCCGTTGTTCTACAGCAAGAGCTACACCTACGCTGTGGGCACCTTCAACATGACCTGGAGCTTCGACACGGACGCCCAGCTGTGGGCCTTCCGCCAGTGGATGCAGGTGGTGAAGGGTAAGCAAGGCTCCTTCTACGCTCCCCGGTGGACGCGGGACTTCGTGCCCAGCCAGCCGGTCCTGGCTGCGGACACAACCATCACGGTCTCTGCCAACGGCTTCAAGGAGAACGCCTACACCGGCCCGGTCTGTCTTGTGAAGGCCAACGGTCAGCTGCTGTTCCTGGAGATTGACTCCGTGCTGGACATCGGTGGAGGAGAAGAGCAGCTCCAGCTGACCGCCGCCGTTGGGGAAGACCTTGATCTGGTAGATATTGAAATGATCACCCGCATGCCGAGGGTGCGGTTTAATTCCGACACCGTCGAGTATGCATACAACACGGGTGGCTCTGTGGACGTTCGGCTGCCTGTGATGGAGGTACCAGAATGACCTATGACGCCAGAGAAGCCTCCGTAGCGGATGGCTCCCCGTACTACCTGTACGAGTTCAACACCAACGGGAACGTGTTCCGGTTCACCGACCACCCTTCCGATATCTCTTGGAACGGGCAGACCTGGAGCGCCTTCCCGATCACCCACACCGAAGTGAAGCAGTCAGGGGAAATCTCGAAGAATTCCATCAAGGTGGAGTTCCCCATCCAAGGGGAGTTCGCCGACCTGTTCCTGGGCTGGTCGCCCGACCACATCGTGTCCTTTACTCTTCGCCGGGGCCACATGGGCGAGTCCACCACGCTGGTGTACTGGAAGGGCCGTGTGACCTCTCACGTGCTCAAGGACCAGCTGCTGGAGCTGAAGTGCGAGTCCATCTTCACGTCCATGCGTCGTTCTGGGGTGCGTGCCCGGTACCAGAAGAATTGCCGCCACGCCCTGTACGGCAGGGGCTGCAACGTCAACAAGGAAGACTTCGCTGTGCCCGGCCTGCTGGACGCGGTGAGCGGGCTGACCCTGACGGTGCCCGAGGCAGCGAGCAAGCCCAACAACTGGTTCCTGGGCGGTGCTGTGGAATTCCCGGACGGCTCCTTCCGCATGATCAAGGCCCACACCGGCTCCAGCATCACGATCAGCCGTGCCTCTCGGTACGTGAATGACAATATCGCCTCTCTCGGCTATGGTCTGTCCTACGGACAGGCGTATGGCGGCATGAAGGTGATCCTGTATCCCGGCTGTGACCGCACCATGGCGACCTGCAAGAACAAGTTCAACAACCTGGACAACCAAGGCGGTTTCCGGTGGATTCCATCGAAGAACCCAATGGGTGGTTCGTCGATTGTCTAGGAGGTTTCTATGTGGTGGTATCTAGCGGTATTCGTTGTGGCGCTTGTGGCGGCCTACGCCCTTGCGCCCAAGCCGCAGAGTCAGCCTCCTGCTGGCCTAGGAGACATCCAAGCGCCGACAGCCGAGGAGGGACGGGAAATTCCCGTCCTGTTCGGCACACGCGACCTCCGGGGGCCTAACGTGGTTTGGTACGGTCATCTGAGGACTGTCGCCATCCGGAAGAAAGGAGGCAAGAAGTAATGAGCCAGGAGCTTATCGTCGAGATGAAGGACATCCGTGCCGCGAAGATGTGCAGCCGTGGCACCAGAGACTTCTTCAAGCGCCATGGCATGGACTGGAGCAAGTTCCTCAAGGAGGGGCTGCCAGCGTCTGAGTTCGAGCGAACCGGGGACGCTATGGCGCTGAAAGTAGTGGAGGTGGCCCGTGGGCGGCAGCAGTAAGAAGGTAACGGTAGGCTACAAGTACTACCTTGGCATGCACCAAGTGCTGTGCCACGGCCCCGCTGACCGCCTGACCCGCATCGAGGTGGACAAGCGCACCGCTTGGGTGGGCGAAAACTTCGGTGGCCGGGTGAACATCAACGCTCCTTCCCTGTTCGGTGGTGAGGAGCGAGAAGGTGGTGTATCGGGTGCCGTCGACATCCTCATGGGCGAGCCAACCCAGGGTAAGAACGACTACCTCCAGGCCCGTCTGGGCACAGACATTCCAGCCTTCCGGGGCGTGGTTTCCGCTGTGCTGCGCCAAGTGTACTTGGGCGTCAACCCGTACCTGAAGCCTTGGGCCTTCCGCCTGCAGCGCATCCATCAGACTTCCGACGGCACAACCCAGTGGTACGACGACAAGGCCGCCATTCCTGGTTACGTGGAGGAGGGCTTCTCCCTCGCCATCTGTATCGACCAGTCAGGCTCTATGCTGGAAGAGGTTTCTCCTGGCGTAACCCGCATGGACATCCAGGTAGCCCAGACAGCCGCTGCCTTGCGCTCCCTTTCTTCTGCGCTTGTCTCCTCTGGTGGCAACCTTGCCATCTGCGGTTACGGCCTGCTGAGTGGTGGTTCACCGCAGCCACAAAACTTCTTCCGCTACAACGTAGGTGCGGGTGACGTGGAGCAGGCCGCTCAGTTCGTCGAGAACCTGTATGCCCAGGTGGAGTCAGACACGGCTTGGCGCGTGGGCATGGACTCGGCCCGTTCCTTTTTCTCAGCCGCGCCAGCAACGGTTCGCCGGGACATAATCTTCCTGACAGACGGTTCTCCTGGTGTGGTG